AGAGTTAAAAGAATCAATAAACCGTATGCGAGAAAGATACAAATTCTTACAGTCATGGAACAACGTGCAAAAGTAATGGGTAAAACAGAAGTTGTTGCAATAGCAAAGCGAGCCAAAGAGCAACTAAAGAAGGCACGTAAAAGTGGGTAACTACAGAATAATTAAATTAAAAAAAAAATTTACGTTTACTAATACCTGTTGATACCAAACCTTACAAACTACTGACTCCTGAAGAAGTAGTAGATATCAACAAAAAACTAAATAGTCCGTTACGCAAAGCTCAAAAAAGACGACACTATTTAGAAATTAAAAAAGTTCAAGAGAAACTTAAACATGGCAAGCAGTTATCTAGTATTAATCAACAACGTACTAAGAGATCTAAACGAAGTAGAACTAACAAGTAGCACGTTTAGTTCATCACGTGGTATACAAACTGCTGTAAAAGATTACGTTAATCGTGGCATAGACGATATAATAAATGCAGATACTGAATGGCCCTTCACAGTTGTTAACAAAAGTTTTACAACAACTGCAGGCACACGTCTTTATACTAGATCTGCACTAAGCACAACAAACACAAAAACGGTAGACTTTGACAGTTTCACATTTCTTGAAGCTGCAGATAAAAAAGAAATTACACTTGAGTATATAACTTACAGTGAGTATCTTGACAACTACCACGAAAGAGATACAGACCCAACAGGTAATTCACGAGCCATACCAGTGTATGTCTACGAAGATCCACAAAACAATATAGGCTTGTCTCCTGTTCCTGACAAAGCAACATACACTGTAAAATATTATTACTACGCTACACACACAGCATTGAGTGGGTCAACTGACACATCTTCTATACCAACTCGATTTGAAAATGTAATAATAGAAAGAGCAAAATATTATGCGTTTACTTTACGTGGTGATGTACAAAATGCACAACTTGCACAGATGCAATTTGAAAAATCAATTAAGCGTATGCGTGTCGAGTTAATTAACAAACAATTATATATGAGAGCCGTCTAATGCCAGAGCTAAGTCAGACAGGTGCGTTTCCATTTGTATGTGAAGGTGGGTTAGTCCTTAACCAATCTACATTTATAATGAAACCCGGTCAAGCACTTGAGCTTCTTAACTTTGAGCCTGACATTGAGGGTGGCTACAGAAGAATAAGTGGTTTTAGCAAATACGTAACTGCTGTTGTACCACAGACAAGTGCATCAAGTGAAGAGGTGCTTATGGTTGCAACGTTCGGATCAAGCGTTGTTGCAGCAAGAGGTGAAAAGATATTTACTGCCACTCCCGGTGGTTCAAGTTGGACAGAACGTGATACTGGTAGAACAAGTGCAGGATCTTATACATTTCAAAGATTTAACTTTGATGGCAACGACAAGTTAATTGTTGCAGATGGTGCAAACGCACCGACAGTGTTTAACACATCTTTTAGTGCGACAGATGTAAGTGAAAGTTCTGTATCTGGTGCAAAGTTTGTGACTGCATTTAAAGATCATATGTTTTACGCAGGTAAGTCAAGCACACCTCAAGAAGTTGTATTCAGTCAACCGTTTGACGAAGATGCTTTTAGTGGTGGATCTGGTGCAGGTAGCATTAAAGTTGACGATACTATAACAGGACTTAAAGTATTCCGTGATAACTTATTTATATTTTGCGAAAATAGAATATTTCAACTCACTGGATCATCACTATCTGATTTTGCAGTTAAACCTGTAACAAGAAATATAGGCTGTGTAAACGGACAAACCATACAAGAATTTGCAGGTGACCTTATATTCTTAGGTCCTGACGGATTACGTACCATCGCAGGTACTGCAAGAATTGGTGACGTTGAATTAGGTACAATAAGTTCTAACGTGCAAAGTTTGTTTGATACTAACTTAGCTAACTCTGGTAGTTTCACATCTATAGTTATACCAAACAAAACACAATACAGAATATTTTTTACAAAGTCAGGTGTGGCAGAAACTTCTACAGAGGGAGTTATATGTGTTCTTAGAGGACAGCAGTTTGAGTTCTCAGAGATAAAAGGTATAAGACCAACAGCCACAGATACGTTTGTATCTTCAGGTAATGTTATACCACTACACGGATCAGGTGATGGATTTATATACAGACAAGAGTCAGGTGACGATTTTGATGGTACGGCTATAAACGGAAGATATCGTAGTCCAGATCTTACAATGAATGATCCGGGAATACGAAAAAACATGCAAAGGGTAATAATAAACTATGCACCTGAATCATCTATAGATGCAGATTTGTTTATTAGATATGATTATGAAAGTAGACAGTCTGCACGACCTGCAGCCTATCCTTTAGATTCATCAGATATAGCGGCAATATATGGCACAGCAGTTTATGGAACACCCACTTACGGTGGTGCATCACAACCTCTTGTAAGACAACCTGTTGAAGGATCAGGATTTGCTGTTGCATTACGAGTTAACGATGGTGGATCAACAGCACCGTATTCGTTAAAAGGATTTCAATTAGAATACCAACTAGGAGCAAGAAGATAAATGGGAGCTACGTATACACGACAATCTTCTTACACTGACGGAGACGTTATAACTGCGGCTCATACCAATGATGAGTTCAATCAGTTATTAGCAGCCTTTCAAGCATCGAGTGGACATACCCACGATGGCACAGCCAACGAAGGTGGACCTATTACAAAGCTACTAGGCAATACGCTTACGTTCGGTGCAGGAACTGCAGGAACAGATATAACAATTACATTCGATGGTGAAACATCAGATGGTGTCCTTAAATGGATGGAAGATGAGGATTATTTTGAATTTAGTGACGACATACTTATTGCTTCTACAGAGAAGTTACAATTCAGAGATACAGCTATATACATCAATTCGAGTGCCGATGGACAACTCGACCTCGTAGCTGACACAGAGATACAGATTGCGGCCACAACAGTTGACTTGAACGGTAATTTAGATGTGTCAGGATCACTAACGTTGGGTGGCACTGCAATAACATCTACTGCTGCAGAGCTAAACATACTTGATGGTGTTACGTCTACTGCATCAGAGTTAAATCTGGTAGATGGTATAACAGCAGGCACAGTATCTGCATCAAAAGCAGTCATAGTAGATTCTAACAAAGACATAAGTGGTTTTAGAAACCTAAGTATTACAGGTGACTTGACAGTTGCAGGTGATGATATCACTATGGGAACTAACACTGCAGGTCATTTACTTATTGCAGATGGCACAAACTTTAATTCTGTAGCAGTCGGTGACTTATCGGAAATATCTACAGTAGCAAATGATGATGTATTTTTAGCAGTAGATACTTCAGGTGGTGGTCTTAAAAAGATTACAAGAAGTGCAATAGTATCAGGACTTGCTACATCAGGTGCTATATCTAATGTATCAGAAGATAGCACCCCTCAACTTGGTGGTAATCTAGACATGAATGGCAACGATATCGTTACCACTTCAAATGCTACAATAGATTTAGCACCAAACGGAACAGGTACAGTCGTTGTAAGAGGTAACACTAATTCAGGTAGAATAGTTTTTAATTGTGAAAGTAATAGTCACGGACAAACATTAGCTTCACAACCTCACTCAGCAAGTGTGACAAACACTATGTTACTTCCTGCAGGTTCTAGTTCAACGTTAGTATCTCTTGTATCAACAGACACACTTACAAACAAAACATTAACAAGTCCAAAGATAAACGAAGATGTAGCGTTAACATCTACTGCAACAGAGTTGAACCTATTAGATGGTGTGTCAGGATTAGTACAGGCTGACTTCACAAAATTAGCTGCAGTAGACTCAACTTCTACAGAGTTAAATTTAGTTGATGGTTCATCTGCAGGTACAATCGTAAATAGCAAAGCAGTTATCTACGGTTCTAGTGGTGAGGTAAATGCAACCACATTACAAATAGCAGGAACATCTATTACATCTACTGCGACAGAGTTGAATTTACTAGATGGTGTGTCAGGGTTAGTACAGGCTGATTTTACAAAATTAGCGGCAGTAGATGCAACTGCCACCGAATTAAATATCATGGATGGTGATACATCTGCTTCTTCTACAACATTAGTAGATGCAGACAGAGTAGTAACAAACGACAACGGAACAATGAAGCAGGTTGCTTTATCTGATGTCAAAACATATTTAACTAGTGCAGGATTTAGTACAGAAGATCCAACAGCACTTGCTATAGCGTTAGGATAATATCATGGCAAACACATTTAAAACAGTTACATTTGCTGCTGAACCTGCATCTTCGGGTACTCCGTATGTAATGTACACAGTGGCAGGAAGCACCACAACTGTTGTTCTAGGTTTAGTTCTCGCAAACATACACACTGCTCAAGTCACAGCTACTGTAAGGTTGGTTAGTGATACAGGCAGTAGAGGTGGCTCAAACAATGTAACCAACGGAACAAGTATCATTGTGAAAGATGCACCTATACCTGTTGGAGGTAGTTTGGAACTACTAGCAGGTAACAAGGTTGTATTAGAAACAACAGACCAAATAACAATAGACTGCTCCGTAGCAGATAAAGTATCAGGCACATTAAGTATTATGGAGATAACATAATATGGCATACATAGGAAATACATCACCTAGTAGGTTTGTATCCAATAGAGCAGCATCTGTGTATTCAGGTGATGGCTCTACAACTGCCTTTACATTAGAACAAGCAGTGGCACAAGATGAAGATGTCCTTGTATCAGTAGATGGTGTTATCCAAGAACCATCCGTAGCATATGCAGTTAGTAACGGAACAACACTTACATTTACTGCTGCACCCTCTAGTAATTCAGGTAATAATATATTTGTGTATTATCTAGCTAGTCAGGTAGGAACTGTAGGACATCCAAATACACAAGCGTTGAGTGCAACAAGTGGCACGTTTAGTGCAGGTGTTTCAGGAACAACAGGTACATTTAGTGGTGCAATTACAGGGGGTGGCACATTTACACCCGGAGGTAACATAGTTATACCTGATGCAGGTAATATTGGTAGTGCTAGTGATACAGATGCAATGGCTATCTCTAGTGGTGGTGTAGTTACGTTCAGTCAAAAACCTGTTGGCACAGGAATGGATTTTTTACAAAGTGTAACTGCAAGTGATGATGCTACTGTTGAGATAGGTTCTGCTTCATTATTTACTACGACATATAGAACTTATATAATTTACTATTCAAATGTTCATCTTGCAGCAGATAATGGTGACATAAATCTTAGATTTGGTATAGGTGGGTCAATAAAATCAGATAGTTATTATGATTTTACAAGACAAGTAAGATATGATGGTGACACAAGTGAAACTGGTCAAGCAGGAAACAATCAAAACGCATTACTTAAAGCAGTTGGTCAATCTCGTGGAAATGCTACTGGAGAACAATCAAGTGGTTATGTTATGATTTATGACCCTGCTTCTACAGATAACTATAAACACATTAACATATTTAATACTGGAGATGATGTAAATAATGATGCTACTCAATCAATTTTAGCTGGCAGATATAACAATGGTCAAGCAGCTTTGACTGCAATTCAATTTTATAGTGGTGCAGGTAATATCACTTCTGGATACTTTAGATTATATGGGATTGTATAATGGCTAGATTTCACAATATAAATGGTACAAGGGTTCAATTTACAGCAGAAGAAGAAACTGCAAAAGATATTGAAGAAAAAGCATGGTTGGATGATGCACCTAATAGACGTATGGGAGAACTTCGCAGACGAAGAGATGTTCTGTTAGCTGAAACAGATTGGTTAGGTAATCAAGATGTAACTATGTCTGATGCTTGGAAAACATACAGACAAGCTTTGAGAGATATAACAACACAAACACCGACAGATGATGCGTTGAGTAACATTACGTTTCCAACGAAACCAAAGGGGTAACGAATGGCATTAACACAAGTATTAACAGGTGGTATAAAAGCTGATGCTGTAGACAATACCATATTAAAATTAGATGATAACTTTGCATTTACTGGAACTATTACAGGCACACAGGGTTTAGTTTTACTACAGACTGTAACAGCAAGTGATGATGCTACTGTAACTGTAGGTAGTTCTAGTTTATTTACAACAACTTATAAAGTGTATCAACTTCATGTTATAAACGCTCATCCTGCTACTGATAGTCAAGAATTTAGATGTAGAGTTAGCAAAGGTGGAAGTGTGCTTAGTGCTGATTATGAATATTCAAGAAATCAACATATACACTCAAGTAGTTTTTCAAATAGAGGTAGTAATAGTGATGACCATGTTAACCTAGCTGAATCGTTAGGTAACGCTAATGACGAATGTCACAATATGGTGCTTACTATATATAACCCTGCCGAAACAACTTTTAAAAAAATAGTTAATTTTTATTCTGGTGGTCTAGATTTGAGTCCTAACATAGCAAATAATAATGGTGTTTTTGGACACGAAGGTAATAGTGCTGCTATTGACGGAATACAATTTTTTTACGCTAGTGGTAACGTATCAACAGGTACATTTAAACTTTATGGAGTTTTGTAATGGCTAGATTTCATAATATAGGTGGTAAAAGGGTACAATTTACAGCAGAAGAAGAAACTCTTAGAGATGCTGAAGAGAAGGCTTGGGCAGACGCAGCACCTACAAGAAGGATGAATAAATTAAGAGAGCAAAGAAATGCACTTTTAGCTGAAACAGATTGGATGGCTAATTCAGATGTGACAATGAGTGTTGGTTGGAAAACATATAGACAAGCACTTAGAGATATTACAAGTCAAACACCGACAGATGATGCTCTTAGTAATATTACGTTTCCAACGAAACCGAGTTAAGGATAAACAATGGCATATATAGGCAAATCTCCTTCACAGGGAGTACGTAACAGATTCCAATACCAAGCCACAGCAGGGCAAACATCCTTCAGTGGTTCTGATGCAAACTCATTGACACTTACCTACACAGATAGTTTGTACCTAGACGTATATCAAAATGGTATATTGCTTGTTCCGGGAGATGACTACACTGCAACTACAGGTACAACTGTGGTGCTTGTTCAGGGTGCATCACTTAATGACATAGTTGAGATGGTAGCCTATGATGTGTTCTCTGTTAATGAAACGTACACTAAGACTGAATCAGATACACGCTACCCATTTAAAGGTAACAATTCAATCATAAGATTAAACGGACAGACAATCAGTGCAGACATTACAATAGACAGTGATGAGAATGGTGTAAGTGGTGGTCCTATAACACAAAGTGCAACAGTCACTGTTAATGGATATTGGAGTATTGTATGACAAGTCAATTAAATGTAGACACCATTGTAGATAAAGCAGGTA